GCCATCATCGGACGCCATTTCTTGGTCATCCAATCTTCTTCTGCTTTCTTAGCTACTTTTTCTTCTTTTTTATTTTCTTTGGTCATGTATTCCTCGCATTTTGTTTAAGCATTCTCAGCTTTTCGTTTTCTTGTTTAATATAATCTATCAATAACGAAACATAAATTTCCCTCTCCCATGGCATCATATTTTCAATCTCAGTCAAACTATATTTGTGATGATGCATTAATGAAAAGTTTAGCGTAAAATAATTAACTAAACTATCCTGGGAAAGGGTTATACGAAAAAATTCTGTAGTCCTTCGAGTTTGGAAATATTATGTTTACCACACTTAGGACAATCACATTCAATTGTTTGTACAATCTTTGGAGAAGTTACAAAAAACTGTTCAAGTTTATCAAACTGTTCTTTGGTTAGAGAATAAACAAACTCTTCTAACTCTTCTTTCGATTGATCCGATGCCTCCCAATACTCTTCTTGATTGTAGATAGCTTTTATACTTTTAATAATTAGATCTATTACCTTCTGATTATCCTTAGTAGCAAACACATCTACAACATCATCAATATTAGGATACTTTAATTCAATACCAATTTCATTATTAATCATAATTTTATTAGAATGACCTTCAGGTTTTACTACCTTTAGTTCTTCTATATTAAAACTGGTATCAATTTTTTCTCCGCATTCACAATTAACAATTACTTCAACGGTCTCGCTAATTGACTTAGCTCTTAAATGCATAAAGATATATTCAATATCAAAATGCGGAAGGTCATTTATCTTTAGGGTTTTAAACGTACATACATCTACTAACTCCCTAATAATTCTTGCTACTTCATTATTATCTGCCTCTGACATAGTTAAAAGAATCTTGTGTTCTTTAACTAAAAAAGGTCTAAATTTTAATTGGTTACCAGTTGAAGGTAAAATCAATTCATACGTTGGTGTTTCTAATTTCGGTAAAGCCATTATATTTCCTTTTTCATTATTAAGGTTTATCCTAGATCAACTCTTCTGGGATCGGTTCTTGCAAAAGATGCTCTTGCAGCGTTTGCTTGTACGTCCGTCAATCTATTATCTACCACAGGTATACTTGGGTTAAGTAGCTGTCTTGGTATATCTGTAGGTGTAGTTTCATACTCCCTATCTCTATCTTTCCAATACCGGTATGCAAATAAAACATTAAGGCGGTGTGTTTGATTTTGCGCAGAATTATTTAACTCAAGTAAATTTACACTTCTTGGAAAGGCTTCTGTCAATTCAATTCCATATGTAACAGTATCTTGTTCATCCAACTGTCTTAGACGAATAGTTGTAGTATATTCTTCTTGGTAGCCGACAAGACCGGAATCTGGATCTACTACTTTTGCAGTCCATTCATCAAAGAACTTTTTAACTTTCATATCTCTATCAACATGGAATGTTAATGATATACCTTCGCCACCATACTCTGCACCAAACGGTCTTTGATAAGTAGGTCCAAAAATCTTAAATGATTTAGTAGAAATATTGACTGGGGGTAAACTGGCCATTTCACAATATAAACTTACTGAAATAGCATCTCTATTTCGACTTAGAGCGAGCGGGGGAAGAATAAAGACCTCGAATCGATTTACCCTGGCAAAGCTATCTCTTCTTGACTGTGATAGAAATTGACTTAAATTAAAATTAGCTTTTGCCATTAGTATTTCTTTCTGGAGTCTCTCCAGACCTCTTGTTTGTTAGCTCCAATAAATCTCTCAACTGGAAGCTGGGAGGCTGTAACCCAATCGGGGTAATGCACCTTTAAAAATCTAGATTGAAGCTGATCAAAAAGATAATGTTTTACACAAGCTTTAACAGGTGCATATCTGGTTGAAGCATTCAATATTCTCCAGTTTAACTGAAGCCTTGTATTCTCAGTAACCTTAGCATCATAGGCTAAATCATGCATTGCTGCAAGTAATTTAAATCTAACGGGGTAAGGGATATAATGTAAGTTTAATCCAAAGAACCCACCCTGTACTTTTCTAAAAGGCAGCACCAGAGGAAACATGTCCCAGTAAGGTAACTTGTCTTTTAACTTAGCATCGTAAAAGAACATATACATGTTGCCAGGCATAATGGTTGTCGTTAACTCAGGTGTATTCGACATCAACTGATTAGGTCTGACGTTTTTAAGGTTCTTAATTTGAACCTGATACCAGTTAAGAGAGCGGTCTACATCACCCGCTTTCATTCTAATATCTTGGAAAGGATTAACAGTTGCCATAATAATATTTATCCGTTATAGCCCAAGGTCTTTTTCGGTTAAAACAAGGAATTTCATACCTCTATCAACACAATACTCGTCTGCTGCCTTCCATTTAGATTGATTAACCCCGTATTGGAACACTTCATCAATAAACCTTTTAGTCTGGCGTTGAGGGATAGCTGGCGGTTTAGTGAATTTTTCTGGCTTAATCTCAATTAAATACTTGGTAATGGCACCGTGCTTGTCTTTAACACGAATATAAAAATCTACAAAGTAACGATGTACCTTACTATCTACAGGAGACTTGTAAGGTATAATCATAGTTTCAGACCCCCATTCAAGTACCGAGACGTTATTATCACACCATTTCATAAATTTTAACTCCCAAGACGATCGATAGATGACATCATGAATGTCACCCCTATACTTAGAAGGATTGGCGACCCTGTAACGGCCTTTGTAAGTTGCTTTGTACATAACGGGATAAATATAATATAATCCAACTATTTATGGAATTCCATGGCCACAACAATACAAAGCGTACGGGATGCGGCGCAAAAAGATTATAATACGAAAGCCCCGGATGGTAATTACAACAATAATAGGTCTGCAACTAGAAGATCGGATGAAAATAAGTTCAAAGTTAATATAACTCAGTATCCATCTGATCTCCAAACAGCAGATAACTTACAGCATTATATACTCTTTAATATTAACATCCGTGGTAAGTCTAAGTTTAATCAAGATAAGGCACAATTTGAAGTTAAAAGAAACCCTGATGCTGCTAATTTAACCCAAGCTCAACTAGCTAGTCCAGCCTTGAGAGGGGTGCAGGCTGCTGCAGCTGGTGCTGGAGCAGGGATAGCAGTATCTTCATTAGCAAAGAGTGTTTCTAAAGCATTTAATTTAACTGGGGGAAAAAGCCCAGGAAATATAACTGAATCTGGAGTTAATTTTGCAGCTAATTCCCTAGGGGTTGCAGCAGCTGGTGCTGCAGGGGCTTCAATTTTAGGTACTGATATTTTAAAACCAGATACTACTTTTAGAATTTCGGATGCTATAGCATTATATGTTGACGGGCCCCCTACTGTTAAGTACAGTATGAACTATGCTAATAAAGATCTCGGGGTTTTAGTTGGAGCTTTAGCGGGGGGAATAGAAACTCTTAAGAATCCTGGAGAGGCTGGAGCTGCGGTTGGAGCCTCGCTTGCAAAATTACCTGGTGCATTCGGAGGTGCTGATTTAAGTTCAGCGCTAAGTGCTTCAACAGGCACCTCTTTGAATCCCTTTAAAGAGACAGTTTTTGAATCGGTTGACTTTAGATCTTTTGCTTTTAAATATAAATTTTTTCCTAAAAATAAAAAAGAGTCAGCCGATGTTTTTAGAATAATTGAAACGTTTAAGTTTCATATGCATCCAGAAATGTCTGATGGTAATTTATTTTTTATCTATCCCTCAGAGTTTAATATTACATATTATTTCGGTCAACAAAAAAATTCATATTTTCATAAATTTACAACCTGCGTTTTAGAATCTATGGATGTAAGTTATGGTGGGGAACAGTTTTCATCTTTTCGAAATGGCGAACCAACCGAAATTAATGTATCATTGACGTTTAGAGAGTTGGAAGTTCTTACTAAAAAAATGATTAATCAAGGCTACTAATGTATTTTAAAAGCTTTCCTTATACTCTATACTCCCTGGATAATACTACCACAGTTCAGGTAATTACCGATATTACCAATCGTATTACTTTGTCTGATGAGGTGAAGACTAATTTAAGCTTATATGATGAGTATGATGTAAAGGATGGGGAGACGCCGGAGCTGGTAGCAGATAGGTTTTATAATAACCCTGAACTGCATTGGTTAATACTTCATTACAATGAAATTATTGATCCGAGATTTGATTGGCCGTTAGATACTAATAATCTCAACAGATATGTTGCAAGTAAGTATACAGACGTTAATGGTATACATCACTATGAAGATGCTAACCTAAACTACACTAACGGTATTGTAATACTCACCTCTAATAACTCTTTTGGTAATTTTGCACTTAATGATCCCATTACCAATAAAACTAATATTGGTTCAGGCGTTATTACATCTAAGACAAGTAATTCAATTGTATTTGTAACTGTAGATACTGGTGGCTTTATTTCAGGAGATCAATTTGTATTAGCTTCTAATACTTCTATAATTGGAAATATCTCAACTGCCACTACACTTACAGGTACCCCAGTTACAAATTTAGTATATGAAGATACAGTTAATGAGTCTAAACGCAGAATTAAAATATTAAAAGCCTCATATGTAGACGCTGTTGTAAATGACTTTAAAAAGAAGTTAGGTGAATAATGATTGGTGAACAAGGTCTTCAACGCGCCGGGGAGGTACGTATTGAGCAGCTTAAGCTTATCAATTCCAGTAATGAGGTTATTGATCTAACTGAGTTTGTTATAGAGATTAATATATTTGAAGATATATTTAAGAACTACCTGCATGGTAGTATCTTTTTAACTGATAGTAGAAATATTATTGATAGATTTAATATTCATGGAGAAGAGTTTTTAAATATAAAGTTAAGAACCCCTTCTTTCCCAGATAATCAAATTATTCAAAAGACCTTTAGAGTATTTAAATTATCAGATAGAACTATTGTAAGAGATACTAATACTCAGAATTTTGTATTACATTTTATTTCAATAGAGTTCTTTTACGATATGAACTTACCTCTGTTTTCACCTTTTGAAGGTAATATTACAGATGTAGCTGGTAAAATATTTACCAACTTTATTGCTACATCACGTAATTTTAATGTCAGCGATTCAAATAATGAAATAAAGGAAGATCCAAAAAGTACCGATCTTATTGTTATAAATGATACTTCCAATAAAGTTAAATTTGTATCTCCTGGTTGGTCCCCGTTTAAATGTATTAATTGGTTAGCTACCAAAGCTATACCAAAAGATGGTACAGCTAAAAATTTTATATTTTTCGAGTCTAATAAAAACTTTTACTTCTGTACTCTAGAAGGATTGTTTAAAGACGCTCATGAAAATAAAAATTATCTAGGCCGATACCTTATATCAGCTTCTAATATTAGAAAAGATAGTAGCTCACGGGATGTCAACCGAGAGATGTTTTTAGCTAAAGATGTTGAAATGATAGAGACAACTGACTATATAAAGAACTATACCAATGGGTATCTTGGAAATAGGTTAGTATATCTAGATGTTTTTAATAAAGAATATCAATTAATAGATTATGATCATGTTGCAAATTATGAAAAACAATTTCATTCTTCAGGTAAAGGATCTGATGCAAAACCTGTCTTTAGTAAAGATACCTTTAGAAACTTTGCAACCAATATAAGTTTCTATCCTAAAAATCCTAAATTATTTAATGACTATGCAGATAACATAAGTGAAAAAATGGGTGAAATACATGGTAATCGGCTATCTAGTCTTTTAGAGTTAACAAATATTAAAATGCATATGACAGTACCGGGAAGAACCGATGCAGAGGTTGGAAGGATGATTTATTTTGATTACCCTTCCTTAGGTCCTAAAGATGCAAGTGATACTGGCTCTACCGGTCAAGACAAATTGTACTCAGGTTTTTATCTTATAACTGCTATTCATCATAAAATAAACAGACTGTCCCACGAAATGGTTATGGAAGTAATAAAAGATTCTTTATTGGTAGATCAGGAAAGTATTAAGAGAGCTTAATTATGCAAAGAATTTTTAACAGAGATGGTTTTAATTGGTGGATTGGGGTGGTAGAAGATCGCATGGACCCTGAAAAAATGGGAAGATGTAGAGTACGTATTTACGGGTATCATACCGATAGTAAGGAAATATTACCTACCAAAGATCTGCCATGGGCAACACCTATACAACCAATTACCTCAGCAGCAATTTCAGGTATTGGTTCTTCGCCTCTAGGTCCTGTTGAAGGTACCTGGGTTATTGGTTTCTTTCTTGATGGTGAGGACATGCAGCAACCTGCCATCTTTGGTACTATTGCTACCAAGGCAGCTAAGAAAGCATTTAAGGTACAAGAAGAAAAACCTCAAGTATCTAATCCAAGTGATGGTGTACTTAAAGACGGTTCAGGTAATGTAGTTGTTGACGGTCAAGGTGAGCCAGTTAAGGTCGGTACACCAACTGTTGAAGGTTGGGAGCTTGGTCAAACATCTGAAAAATATGAATCCGGTGGCAAGGGTCCAGGTACGATTAATGCGTACAATGGAGGCGCAGGTGGCGATCTAGGTGGTGCATCTTACGGTACCTATCAACTTGCATCTTTCTTACCAGCAGTTATGTCGACAGGTAAAGCAAGACCATCAGCTAAAAACTCACCTGTTATTCAGTTTTTAAACAACTCTAAGTTTAAAGATAAATTCGCAGGGTTAGAACCTGCCACGGCTGCCTTTGATGCTAAATGGAAAGAGATTGCAACTACAAATGCTGCAGACTTTAAAAAAGAACAACACGATTATATTCAGAAAAAATACTACGATGTTGCATTGGCTAACTTACAGCGTCAAGGTCTAGATATGACCAAGTACGGACCAGCTGTACAAGATCTAATTTGGTCTGGAGCAGTACAATTTGGTCCTGCAAATACAAGAGCATTTACAGAAGCGTTAAGAGATAAGAGTACATTAACAGATAAAGATATTGTAACCTTAGTGAGTGAATGGAAAATTAATAATGTTGCTACCTTGTTTAAGTCAAGTTCAGCGTCCATTCAAGCCGGTGTTAAATCTCGTTATCAATCCGAAAAACAAGCATTACTAAATTTAATTAAATAATGGATCCGTTAATTACAAAACAAATTCAAGGGGTACTTGAGAACAATATCTTTAATAAGATAATTGCACTCAACCTTAATATTCCTAATCCAATTTTGAGAGCGGTAATCTCAAGGGTTGCAGAAGTTGGGGCTGTCGATATTGTTAAGCAAGTCACCCAGGCATCTAATAAACAGTTAACTGATATACCTAAGAATATTATTGGGCCTATTAATCCTGTTGACATTACTAATAGTAATAACAGCCCTATCACTATCAGTAATAATATAGATGGTATTATTCAACAGCAATTGCTTGCACAAACTACAGACAAAATTGTAACTAAATTACAGTCCCAGTTAAGACTGTCATTACCAACTGACAAGTTAGGTATTATTAATTTTGATGCTTTAGCAGCTAGTCTTGTACAGGGAATAACGCCTGCAGTTGGTAAGACCATTACTACTGCAGTCAGCGGGTTTGCAGATTCTATATTTGGTAGAGGTCAAAAGCCTAAAACAACTACTAATAATATTGAGACACTCTACAGTACTTTACCCCCAGAAGAAGCTTTATTAAAGACAGATGAGCTTTTTGTTTCTAGTGCAGCCACATCTGCCTTAGAAGAAGCCAAACGATTCGATATTAATTCAACTGAAAATAAAGAAAAGTTAGAAGTGTTGGATAAAGGGTTTACTGATCCTAATGCTAACTATCCTACAAAAGAGTATGCTGGTATTTCTGAAACAAATAAACTTGCACAGGGTGATAGTAGAGGTACGATAGTCCAAGAAAAAAATAGTAACAGAATGAAGGGTGCTAAGTTACCTGGTGGTGAGGCCTGGGATGAACCTGAATCAGCCTTTCGTGGTGCTTACCCCTACAATAAAGTAACACAAACTGAATCTGGCCATATTATTGAAGTTGATGATACACCGGGTTCAGAACGTCTTCACATTTATCACCGATCAGGTACGTATATTGAAATTGATGCTAATGGCTCAATGGTTAAAAGAACAAAGGGATCATCATATGAAATTATTGACCGTAATGGAAAAATATCTATCGCAGGTCGTGCAGACATTTCTGTTAACGGTGCTTGTAATATCTTTGTTGGTAATGACGCAAACATCGAAGTAGAGGGCGATACAAATATAACCTGTCACAATGATATTACTGCACAGGCTGGGGGAACATTTAATCTTTCAGCTGTAGAAGAGTTTAATATCGCAAGCGGCAATGTTAATATTGAAGCCTATTATACTATGAATCAAAAAGCAACTACCTTTAATATGCATTCAAAAGAAAATATGCATATGCGTAGTAATGCTGACATTAAAGTTCAAGCAACAAATCTTTATGACTTTGTTTCAGATACTGTATATACGCAAGCAGCCGGAGCTATTAATATTAAAGCTGGAGATAATACTAATATTGATTCAGGCGCAGCAATTAATTTGTTAGCTAGTAATAACGTTAATCTCGACGGTAGTCAAACCCACTTACAATCAGGTAATGCAGGTGCTGCTTCTGAATCTCAAGAAAGCATTATTGCCGGGTCATCTAATATTGGGGTTATAGCTGGAAGAAAAGATATTTCTGATAATGATAAAAATGATCCTCTGGTTCTTTCTTTAGCTGATAGTCGTTCTATTGCATTAGAAGAAGAAACTCAATCTCTTGAAGATTCTAATAGTCAAAAGAATTTAATTATAAGTGAAGG